GAAAGAGAACGATATGCGGACGGAGCTGTTTGCGGAGAGCATGGAGGAACTGGCGGAAAAACGAATGCTGCTGGGTGTGCTGCAGGACGCTATGGATTTCCTCCTGCCGGAAGAGAGGGAGCTTGCCATGAAGGTGTTCGGGGAGGAAATCCCCCTTGCTGATTATGCGGAGATGAAAGGAAAAAATCCCCGGACGCTTTCCGACCATAAGAAAAAAGTTCTATCCAAACTGCGGAAATTCTTTATAGAGCATGGGTTTGAAGTTGACAGCAGATGACCATATCTGCCAGCAAGGGTATTTCTATGACATTTTTTACGGGAATTGTCGAACTGTTTTTGAAAAAATATCCGTTTCCATCCACCGAAAATCAAAAAAGTGTCATTACGACAGTGAAGGGGATAGGTTAACTGCCCCGGAAAGGAGGAACGGAACCTATGGAAAAGTCACAGGAGCTTATCGGCATCCTGCAGGCAATCAGCATCGTGGCGAAGAGCCTCGCCGCCAAGCTGATGCAGATCGAGAAGGAAGTGGAAGCCTACGAAGCCGCGAAAGCGGCGCATGACAG